ATACAAGAGAATTAACAACAACATCCAGTAGACCATATTCAGGATTAATAATTGGTATAAATATGACACCTAATAAGTAAGTTAAACTAAGATATAACAATGCATTATTAGCACTGAATATTCCGGGAGGATTCATTTTTATAATAAGCCGTCTTACTAAAGGTATTACTGTAGCAAATAATATCATACAAATCATAAATGAACACCAAAGCCAAGCATTTACCAAATCAACATCATCAAACATTGAAGAAAGTACATCATGTATATAAGGTATAACTATCCAATCTATGATATTTGAAACATTGCGGGATACAAACCTGTAAATCATAAGATATAAAAATGTCTTTCCAGCAGTGGCTTTGTATTGAGTTTCATCCATATCATTATGTCCCCCATTAATTAATTATATTACATCACTTTGGAAGGCTATTGCCTTACCAAGTATTCTTATGTTATCAAGTTCCGATTTTGAATATACCAAGTCATCATACTTTGGATTTTCAGCCTTAAGTATGAATAAATCCTTTTCAGGATAATAGAATACTCTTTTAAGAGTAGCTTCATCATCTATAACAACGGCTGCAATTTCTCCATTGTATACGCTTGGTTGTTCTCTTATAAATACTATATCTCCGTCTTGGATCCTAGCATTTATCATACTGTCCCCTTTGGCTTTAAGGCAAAAGTCAGCTTGTATATCAGTAGATGCCTCAACATAGCTTTCTCTATCCTCACTCGCAAACCTCGGTTCTCCACAGGCTATTTCGCCTAAAAGAGGAAACCTTTTCAGCTCTATTGGGTAGATGTTTTCATATGTTTCAATTAATGTAGAATCACTATTTTCCCACCCCATTAAATATGATGGAGTAGTGCTTAGATATTTAGCTAGTAATTCTATTTTGTCAGAAGGTATATTAGTTATTACTCCACTTTCATATCTTTGTATAGTTTGCCGACTGACGCCAATTTTATTTCCTAAATCTTCTAAGGTCATTCCCTTGGAAGTCCGCTTTTGCTTTAACCTATCTTTGAATGTCAAAGTTCACCCTCCTTTATTTTATTAGCATTATTATAACACGAATTACTTAAAAAGCAACTTTTTTTACTTAAAAAGTGCTTGACAAGTTACAAGACAGGTAATATACTTGTGTTACTTAATAAGTTACAAAGGAGGTAAAAATGATAAGAACTGATGAATTAAAAGGAATTATAGCAAAAAAAGGATTATCTCAGTCAAAAGTTGCAGCAGAGATTGGAATAACACCAAAAACTTTTTATGATAAAATGAAAAAGGGCATCTTTGATAGTGATGAAATAGATATCATGATTAAATATCTGAAGATTGATAATCCAGTAGATATTTTTTTTGCAAACAAAGTCACTTAATAAGTAACAAATTAACTAAAGCCACTTTGAATAACAAGCAGAGGGCATAGGTAACAGGAGGAACTATGGCGGAAGTAAGACCGGATGCGGTTACATTCATTGATGTAATACAGGTAATAAAAACAGTTGCAGTTAGAGGAGCGGGAACAGAAGAAGACCCATTCAGAAATATCACACAGTTTTGGACACTTGATGGGTCTTTGATTGTAGAATTTGATATTCAAAAAATGGCAGGTGAAATCATCTCTGATTATCAGGGACGCTCTGCTGCTTTGCGTGAGATGATGAAGTAAACTCTTATAGCACAAAGAACACAGTGTAGAAAGGAAGTAGCATGAAAGAGAATAAGGAAAAGTTAGAAGAGCTATTATTGAAAAAGATTGAAAATATAGTTGAAAAGCCGGTGCCGGTAGTGGCAGAAGAACTGACCATACTACCACTACTTGCACATGAGTTAATAGAATTGTGGAAAAATTTTTAGTTGTCTTTGTTATTAAGCTCTACTAATTTGTCATAGATAGCTTGCATAAATTCAGCAGTATCTTTACCACTTATATCGGATGCTACTGAATTATTGGAAGACAATTTTGCAACAGTAATATTCTTAACAAATTCTATTAATTTAGCATTATTAAATGTAGCCATAACATTCTCCTTTCAATGTATTTAGGTGCGGCAACACCTATAAGGGTATTGTAAGGAGATGAATGTAAAAAGTAAACAGGAGGAAAGATGAATTTAGCAGAAACAATCAATAACTATACAGCGAATGAAGAACTGAGGGCGGTACTGAATGAGTACTTCTCAACAATAGGCACAAATAACATAAATCACAGCCTTAAAATGTTGAATAAGCTGACAAGAAATGAGAATGAGAAAGTAGAGATAGTTAAGCAGAGCATTAATAAAGGTTGGAAAGCATTTTATAGAGTAGCTAACCTGATTATAGGCTAGCTACCAAGGAAACGACACTACTCTTCTTGAGCATTTCTGTTTAACTCAAGTAGAAAATCATGGTAATAGTCATGATAGGTGATTGCTATGGTATCCGGTCTTAGTGTTAGCTCATTTTTTACTAATCGAGCTTGGATAGCAGCAATAGCCAAATCATGGGCAGCTTGTGAGTAATCATGCATAATAAAAATCTCCTTTTATTTACTCGGCTTGGCATAGCCTGTAAGTAGATTGTAGGAGAGATTAAAAGCAAAGTAAAGAGGAAAAGGGCGTAGCGTAGTCAAATATAGATAGGAGGTTTGAAAGATGAACAAAGAGGAAGCGTTGAAACAATTAGAAGATTTAAGAGAGCATTGTAAGGAGCACATAAAAGAAGACGAAGAAGGCTTTGGCGTGTGGGGGAGCGATGTCGAAGCGTTAAATATTGCAATTGACACGCTTAGAAAAGAGGAGGTAATAATTTGAACGGAATAAAAATTTTAAGTAAAACAGCATCAGAACAAAATGAATTTTATGACCCTGACAAGGCTAATAATGGCGGTGGATATTCTCAGCCGCTTAAGAAAACAAATTTTGAGTACGAAGGTGAGGAGTACGAGTTTGTTTATGACGATATGAGTTGCGGCGATTTCGGAAGCCGTTACACAAAAACTCTTTATAAAGATGGCAAAGAACTGGCAGAAACTGAAGTAAATCAAGTAGACAGAAATGAAGTCTACAGGTATGGCTTCCGCTGGGATAACCCTTTGCATTTAGAAATGTACAGAGCTGGGCTTTTGACAAAGTGGGACTTCTATGACGAAGAAGAGGATGACGAGTAATGCAGGTTTTAGGGATTATGTTAGCACTGATTTTAATAATGACGGCAGCATTTTTTATAGATGATAAAGAGTAGGGGGTGATTCATAAGTGGAAGAAATGGAAAGTAACAGGGTGTCAACTAAAGAGGCCGCAAGGCGATTAGGTATGGCTGAATGTACCCTCAGGATGTTAATGAGAAATAAGGAGATTGACATAGGCTATGTGTCAAAAGGTGAAGGTACTAATCACAGGTATTGGATATATGAGGACAAATTAAATAAGTGTTTAGGCAAGGAGGTGTAAGATGAATCAGTCAGAAGTGCAAGAAATTATAACTTATCATAAAAAATGGTTATTAGGTGATAAAGACGGTGTAAGAGCAAACTTTAATAAAGAAAGTGATTTTGAAGGAGTAAATTTTGCAAATGCAGATCTTAGGGAAGCAACTTTTACAGATATAAATTTTAAAGGAGCGAATTTTACAAATGCAAAACTTGATTGGGCATATTTATCAGGTTCTTATTTTGAAAATGCAACTTTTGACAATGCAAGTGTGAGGTGGGCACAGTGTAGAAGTACGAATTTTTTGAATGCCGGACTTAATGGAGCTGATTTTAGTTACAGTAACTTGAGTTTATCAAGTATTAGAAACTCTGTTTTGAGAAATGTAAACTTTAGTGGAGCAATAATATCAGATGCAAGGTTAGAAAGGTCTAATTGTAATAATTCAATTTTTAAAAATGCAAAGTTGTTGGGAACAGAATTGCTAAGGTTACAATGCCAGTATGCGAATTTTCAAAAAGCTTATCTTGCACCTGCTTTCTTGATAGGTACAGATTTTAGTAAGGCTAATTTCCAAGGTGCAAATTTTGAGGGGGCATATTTATCAAGAGATGATTTCAGTGGTGCAAATTTAGAAGATACAAACTTTGAAAAAACGCAAGTAGAAAATATATATAGCAATCATCCTATTGCCTGTCTCGAATCCGGTCCTTTCATAGGGTGGAAAAAAGCAAAAAATTATATCATAAAGCTTGAAATTCTTGCTGATGCAAAACGATCTAGTGCTACAGGAAGAGAGTGTAGGTGTGATAAAGCTAGAGTAGTTGCTATAGAAAACATTGACGGTTCAGAAAGCCATATTGCAGAAGTTAACTCAAATTATGATAAGACCTTTATTTACAGAGTTGGAGAAATAGTTTCTGTAGAGGATTTTGATGACAACAGGTGGCATAGCTGCACAAAAGGCATCCATTTCTTTGTAACAAGGCAAGAAGCAGTAGATTATGCTTATTAAGAAAGAAATGTTGGAAATTAAAAAAATATTTGTAGAAGGAGATTACTTATGTATATAGAGTCAGAATGTGTTGTTAATATATGCGCACCGGGTAGAAAGCACATAAAAACAGAAGTGTGTGAGGAAGGTAAAAGAACTATATTTACTATAACCTTTGAGGCTGTAGAACCCAAGGAGTTACAGATACCTGAATTTATGCGAAACAGAGGGGTATAACTATGGCAGTGGCAAAATACGCAGGCAACATGAGGATTACCGGCATAAGTATAAAGGAACTTAAAGAATCTGTAAAACTGGGAGATAGGTTTGACTACACATATGATAGCTTTAGTGTTGAGGATTTTGTGAAAAGTGCAAAACCTATCACACATACAGACAGAGTAGAAGTTATAAAACTGTATCCTAATCTGGTCAAGCTAAGAGTACTTAAGACAAACAAAGAAATAATAGTAAGTTATTCGGATATATTACTGTATAGCAATAAAAAGAGCTTACAGCCCTTTAAGGAAGAGAAGCTGTAAGCCAAAATAAATAACCAAGGTGATTGTATCACAAAAGGAGCGGAATGAAAATATTAAAAATAAAACTTGAAAATTTTCAAGGTATAAAAAAGTTAGAATTTGATATGCAAGGCAAGGATTGCTCTATATACGGAGATAACGGTACCGGTAAGAGTACCATATACAATGCATTTACATGGCTTATGTATGGCAAGCCTTCCACGCAGGAGAAAAATTATACACCTAAGACTATAGGAAGTCATAAGCTTAACCATGTGGTAGAGCTTACATTGCAACTTGATACAGGGGCAGAAATGGTGTTAAAAAAAGATTTTCATGAAATCTACAAAACAGTAAGGGGCAGTGCTAATCCCATACTTTCAGGACATTCTACAGATTATGAGGTAGACGGAGTACCGGTCAATGAAACAGGATTTAAAAAGACTTTGTTGGAACTTTACAAAAGTGAAGAGCTTGCAAAGATGCTCACGGCATATGACTATTTTTTAGATAACATGAAAGCAACAGACAGAAGAAAAATACTCCTTGAGATATGTGGTGATGTAGACTTTGAAGATGTTATAGCTAAAACCCCTGAGCTTTCAGAGCTTAGTACTATGCTAATAAAAAAAGGGGATACCACGGAGTTATATACAGTTGATGAGTACAGACAGATTGCAGATAAGGAAAGGTCATTGACGGATAAAGAACTTAAAGGTATTCCGGGAAGAATAGATGAAGCACAAAAAGCAAAGCCGGACATCAATAAACTTATTCCTTCCGCTATAAATGAAAGAATACAAACTATAAAGGATGAGCAAAGAAAACTTGAACTTGAGCTTTCAGATAAAGAGAATGCTGCACTGCTATCAATACTTAATCAGATATCAGAAGTTGAAAGGAAAATATCAGTAGGAGAAACGGAACATATAAAAATTGAGAATGATAAGAATAAGCTTACTTTTGCAAGAATAAATGACTTGCATAAACAGCTTTCAGATATGGATAAAGAAATACTGCATATATCCACCTCTTACAATGAAAGTGAATACGATCTTAATCAAATCATATCAAAAAGAGAGTCTTTGCTTGAAGAATATACAAAAGAAAATGATAAGGAATGGACAGGAGTAACAGTTTGCCCTACTTGTAAAAGAGAACTTCCGGAAGAACAAGTAGATGAGTCAAAGAAGATATTTAACATATCAAAAGCTAAGCGTCTTGCTGACATTAACGAAAAGGGGAAAATTGAGTGCAGCAAGGCATTGATAGAAAGTAAAAAAGAAGAAATAAAAGCGTATGAATCAAAACTTGAAGAGCTTAAAAACAAGAAAGAAGAGATATCACAGCTTATAAGTGAAGCAGAAAGTTCTTTAGTAGACATCACTCCATATAAGTCTACTCAAGGCTATATTGAATTAAATAAAGAACTTGAAAGACTTAAATCAATGCAAAATGATATAAAGGCTGCATCAGATGTAACAGAAAATGCAATAAAGACTCAAATCAGTAAGCTAAATGAAGAACTTGAAAAAGAGCAAGGTAAAAAGGCTCAGATAGAACTGGTGAAGAGGCAGGAGCTAAGAATAAAAGAGCTTGAAGAAAGGGAAAAAGAGCTTGCAGGAAAGTATGAAGAACTTAGCAAGGGTCTGTATCTTTGTAAGCAGTTTATAAAGGCAAAGACAAGGCTGCTTGATGAGAAGATAAATAGCCGTTTCAAGACACTTAAGTTCAGGCTTTTCATTGAACAGCAAAATGGAGGTATAGCAGATGACTGTGAGGCATTAATACCTTGTCAGACCGGCTTAGTACCTTTTAAGAGTGCAAATAATGCAGCAAGAATTAATGCAGGTCTTGAACTTATAGATACACTTTCAGAGTATTATGGGGTTGAAATGCCGCTGTTTTTGGATAATGCAGAGTCAGTAACTAAGTTCAATAAAACAAGGACACAGCTTATCAAGCTGATCGTGTCTAAAAATGATAAGATTATAAATTTTGAAAGAGAGGATTAATATATGGCAACAAAGGAAAAAATAACAGAAGTAGCAACTCAGGAAGAACAAAAGTTACTTCCGGCAAATAATAGTGAACAGTTTACAAGTAAGGTTCTCAGAGAGTTCGGAAGTACCGCAGGAGCTATACAGGTTACTGATTATCAAAGGCAGCTTATACAGGGGTATTTTATTGCTATAGATAGAGCTTTAAAAGCAGCTGAAGAAAAGCGTCTGTATAAGAATACCAATAATTCAGACCATACCTATGATGATCCTAATCCGATCACATGGAATACTGTTGACCTGAATGCACTTGCGCTTGATGTAGTTCATTATGCAAGGATGGGACTTGACATGATGCAGAACAATCATCTCAGTGCAATACCGTTTAAGAATAATAATAAGACCTGTAAATCGGGTACTAAGATGTACACAATAACCCTTATGCCGGGATATAACGGAATACAGTATATTGCACTTAAGTATGCTTTAGAAAAGCCGATATCAGTAACTACAGAACTTGTATATAGCACAGACACATTTAAGCCGATAAAGCGTAGTCATGATAATAAGGTTGAAAGCTATGTGTTTGAAATAAACAATGCTTTTGACAGAGGAGAGATCATAGGCGGTTTCGGGTATATAGAATATAAAGAACCTGAAAAAAACAAACTTGTAATAATGACCTTAAAAGATATCATGAAACGCAGACCTGAAAAGGCAGCCGGAGAGTTTTGGGGCGGTACAAAGACTGTTTGGGAGAAGGGTAAGAAAAAAGAGGTTGAAACAGAGGGATGGTTTGAAGAGATGTGCTTAAAAACTCTAAAAAGAGAGGTTTACAGTGCAAAGAATATGCCAAGAGATCCTAAAAAGATAGATGATGCATATCAACATATGAAGTTACAGGAGATAAGAATGGCAGAAATGGAGGCACAGGAGCTTATAGACTCTAACTCAGGTCAGATAGTGATAGATATAGAGAATGAGTCTATGACGGAGGTGAAAGAAGACACAAAGCCTGAAAAAATACCGGAAACAACGGATAGTATTGATAATCAACCGCAAGAGTCCGAAGGGACCGTAAGTAACTTACCTGAATTCTAATGATAATAAAACCTATAGCATCAGGCAGCAGCGGAAATGCATATTATATAAGTGACGGTAAAAACAGTTTGCTGCTTGATGCAGGTATACCTTTAGCAAGAATCCAAGCAGGTTGCGGTTATTGTGTATCAAAGTTAAGCGGTTGTCTTATTACACATGCTCATAGCGACCATATAAAATCGGCAAAGGATTTGGCTAAGCTAGGAGTAGATATTTATACAAGCCAAGGTACTATAGATATGGCAAAGTTAAGCGGACACCGTATCCATAGGGTAAAAACCTTGGAACAGTTTGAAACAGGTACTTTTGCAATACTTCCTTTTGATGTGGAGCATGATGTACCTGAACCTTTGGGATTTTTAATATATAGTAAGGAAACTAAAGAAAAGCTTTTATATGTAACGGATACATATTATATCCGTTATAGATTCAAAGGTCTTACTCATATTTTGATTGAAGCAAATTATGATCCGGATGTAATTGTAAATAATACAGGAAGTAATTATATAGATTCTTCAAGAGCAAAAAGAGTAATAACTTCTCATATGAGTATAGATACAGCAATAAAGACACTAGAGGCATTTGACCTCAGCACAGTGCAGCAGATATATCTTTTGCATTTAAGCAATTACAACAGCAATGCAGAGGCATTTAAGGAAAGAGTGCAGGCTGCAACCGGGAAAGAAGTTTATATATGCTGATAAGCATATCCCAATATGATGAGTAATAATATACAAATTTAAGGGTATCTAAAATGGTGACCTTAAAAAGTTGTAATTAAGCTTTGAGGAGCTGGATAATCTCATTAAAACAGCACACTTTAACAGTAGGGTTGGACTAATCTACTATAAAAGCCAAATTATTAGCAGGGTCGGATAAGCTGCTATAAAAGCCGAACTTATGAATATATACTCTTGTGGAAGCAAACCACGTTAAAAAATGCAAACGTAACTGTAGACGTAGTATTTACGTCATTTGGCTTACTTATATCACAGGGATATGTTACGAAAGGAAGCCATTATAGTCCACTGTAATTGGATAAAGCAATTGCATACTTGGCTAGTCGGTCACTACTTACACAGATAAGCACACTTACTAGTCCGGTCACTACAATTGCTCCAATACAAAGGACAATCCATTAAGGAAGGTAACTGAATGGCAAGACCAAAAAAACAAGGCTTGCTTTACTTTTCCTTTGATACAGATTTTTTCTATTCGGATAGGCGTATAAAAGCCTTAAGGGCAAGGTTCGGAAATGACGGCATCGTCTTATATATATGGATATTATGCGAAGCATATAAAGATAAGGGATATTACTTGATTTATGACGATGATTGCATTGATAACATGATGACAGACCTTGGCTTAACCGAGGGGTTTATAAAGCAGATAATGGAATACTTGGCTAGTCGGTCACTACTTACACAGATAAGCATACTTGCTAGTCCGGTCACTACAATTACCTCACCCGGAATACAAAAAAGATATCAGGAAGCTATGAAAGGTCAAAAAAGAACCGTAGATGTTAAAGGTGAAATTTGGCTTTTAAGCAAAGAGGAAACGGCTTCTTTTATTAAAGTAACCCAAAATGAAGCAATTTCCGAGAAAAACCATAGTATTT